CTCGGCCTGTTGTCTTAGCGGGATTGACTTTAGGATTCATTGATAACTTGTTGATTATTAGTCCAAGAGATGAGATTACTGAAGTGGTGGAGGAGCAGTCAGGCACGGCTTCAAACATTCTTGATGTTGATCTGCTTGAAGAAACAGAACTTGATGAGAACGAATTAGAAAATGACGAACTTCAAGAAGAAATAGGACGGCTCGATATAGACCTTCTGAATGTAGATTTTCTGACTGATCTACTGAAAATTATTGAGGTTTCAGTTACAGAAAAAGGAGAGGCAGGGCAAATAGCGGGTGTTCAGATTGAGGGCATCATTCCTGGCTTTGACCCGCAGAACCAAATCTACACCTTTGTTGAGGGCGAAATTCTAACCATTTTCAGAAGTGTAGAGAACACCGTAGACCTTGAGTTGGATAAGGAAGGAGCCTATAACGTCTCAATCCTTGCAGCAGGGAAAGTATTGGACATCACCGTTAATGGAGGAGGAGATAATGCGATTTCTATTAATCAGTCTAATTAGTTTTCCTCTATGGGCGGCAGAAAACTCTGTGGACATTGACCTCAAAGGCAATTCCAGTATTTACATTGACCAAATAGGCTCTGGAAACACTGCTAGGGTCTGGTGCGGATTGTCCAACGGAACGTATGCCACGCACAGTTGTTCCAGTGCCACGATTGATATTGACCAGAACGGCACAGGAAATCTTGCTAAAGCATACTCGCAATACACCAATCACACTGGAAACGAGTACACGATTACACAAACTGGCGATGATAATATCGGTTATATTGATGCCGACGAAGACGATAATGAGTTAACCATTACCCAAACCGGGGATGATATGCAGGGTGAAATCTATATGTCAGGCGATGACAATGTTTACACCATCTCTCAAACAGGGTCAGGCGATCATTACGCCAAGTTTTATGCCTTTGGGGATGACAGCGCATGGACTGCAACTCAGTCAGGATCGGGCAACCACAACGCCTACATCAAGTCTTGCGGTAACTGTAACAACAACGATGCCACCATTACGCAGTCAGGGAGTGGCGCTAAAGATGGTGATATAGAGTTCAGAAACAATCCCGCCGACAACTCAACGGCGAACCTGACGCAGAGTGGCGACGGTGCTCATGTAGGAAATATCAGAATCGAGCAGGGGAATTACACGGTAAATGCTACACAGACCGGTGTTAGCGCGAAGGCGTACACGGTAATTCTGGATTGCACCACAAGCTGTAACAAAACCATTACCGTGAATCAGTTCGACTAATGAAGTTTGCGCTAAAAACAATGGCGCTGGTTGCGCTCCTTTCGTTACCGTTAGTCTTCCAATCAACTCTCACCGAAATTCTAAAGCTCAGGACGTTTGATTATTTTGTAGCTGAGTACGAGCAAAGCAATCATTTTGCTGTGCTAAATATCACAGAAGAAGATATTGAGCGTGAGGGCGGCTGGCCGTTGCCCAGAGCGCGGCTGGCAGAAATACAAGATAATTTGATGCAAAGAGGCGCTTTGGGGGTGGGCTGGGCGGTGGCTTTTCCACAGCCAGACAGACTCGGTGGCGATGAAGAGTTTGCGCGCTCGTTGCAGGGCAGCAACAGTGTGCTCGCAATGTATGAGAATCCAGGCTCTGGCTTTCCAGAAACCGTTGGTACGGTCATTATAGGGAATCCGGTTGGCGGCTACTCTGCATCAGGTGTTGTGCAAAACATTGAAGTGCTGAGTAATGTGACATCACAAGGTATTGCTTCAGCGCCACTAGAAGTAGACCAGCTAGTTCGTCGAATGCCGCTGTTGATGAAAGCACCAGACGGATGGGTACCCGCATTTGCCACGCAGGTTTTGAAGGTTCTTGCCAACGCGGATACTTACCTCATCAGGACAAATCCAAATGGCATTGAAGAAATCATCGTGCAAGGACTGCCTCCAGTAGCAACTGATTCATTGGGCCGCAAGTGGATTAGCTGGGTAAATACGCACCAGACGACACTTACTGAGATGGATGTGCAGGACCGATTCGTTTTTATTGGCACTGACGCTATGGGAATTATGCCGCAACTAGCCACGCCGGTTGGATTGCTTGAGCCGCACAGAATTCAGGCCGCATTAGCCGAATCAATACTGATAACCGATAGCCCATACATACCGGATTACGCATTAGCCGCAGAAGCAGCCATATTTGTTGTCTCAGTCGCCCTCATTTGGCTTCTATTGCACACGATGGGTATAACAGGCGGGGTTGTATTGGTTGGTGTTGTGATGGCCTTAACGGGCTATCTAGGCGTGTATCTGGTGCAGCATGGTTTGCTGATTGACGTTACATGGGCGCTAGTCAGTCAATTTATTACTGCAAGCATCGGATTTTATGTGAGATTTCGGGAACAGTACAAAGCCCGACTGCTTATCAAGCAGCAATTCGGCAAATACTTAGACCCCAGAATGGTTAAGAAATTGCAGGACAACCCTGAATTGTGCCAAGTGAATGGTGCGAGAGTGGATTGCAGCATTATATTCACGGATTTGAGAGGGTTCACAAGCCTGTCCGAATCGGTTGAACCCGAAATGGTTACTTACATAATGAACAACGTGTTAGATGTTCAGGTAAAAGCTGTGAATAAGTTTGGTGGTGTCACTGATAAATTTATTGGCGATGCAGGAATGTTCCACTTTAATACCATCATCCCACAGCCTGACCATCACAATCTTGCGTTGGCAGCGGCCATGGAAATAGAAGACAACATCATTGAATTGAACCAGAGATTCCAAGAGGAAGGCATACCGGAAATAGCAATAGGCGTGGGCGTCAATTCTGGGATTTGTATTGCTGGCAACTTTGGTGCGACAGATAGGTTTGCATTTAGTTTGATTGGCGACCCATGTAATATTGCAGCGAGACTGGAGTCGGCTACTAAAGAGGTTGGTGTTGGCACATTGATAGGAGAAGAAACTGCACAAAATTCCGACTATCTGCTAAAATCGCTAGAACCAATATCAGTGAAAGGCAAAAGTCAACCTCTGGAGGTGTATACGTGGGACTAAATCTAACGCTTGTAGTGTTGTTGGTTGCCGCTTCTGTAGGCAGTTATTTCTACATCAATATGCAGAAAGCCCAAATTTCGCAGCTTCAGGTTGAGCTTCAAACGGCAGTTAACAATCAAGAAGTATTAGAGTCAGCTATTGCCAATCAAAATAACCAGCTACAAGAGCAGCTAGAGTTACAGCGATTAAACCAAGCCAAAATTGCAGAACTGTCAGAGGCCAACGATGAGGCTCGTCAGGAGGTTAATCAACTCAGGAACACCTTTGCCCGACATGACCTGAATAATTTAGCTATCGCAAAGCCAGGGCTTATTGAGAAAATTGTTAACCGAGGAACGGCAAAGGTTCACCAGCAGTTTATTGACTTAACTAACCCAAGGCAATTTGATGCGACTCCTGCTCCTCAGTAGTTTTTTTCTAGTTAGTGGATGCTCTACGCTAGGAGGCTTGTTTGGTAAGTCAGCAGTACCAGTAGTCGCTCCAGTTGAGATCGTCACTATTACTGTGCCAGCACCCATGTATCACCCGCCTTTGCCAGAAGGTCTAACACCTTCCGAGATTGAATGGATTGTTTTGAACCCTAGTATTATGCGTGAGTACATTGAAAATTATGATGCAGGAGATGCCCCAGCCGTGGCGTATTATGGTCTAACAAGTCAAGCGTATGAGAGTTTGGCTAATAATCTGGCCGACATTCGCAGGTACATATCGCAGTTGTTGAACATTAATCGGTATTATCGGGACAATGACCCCACGAGAGAGAAAGAAGAAGAATAGGTTATACTAAAACTAACAAGAGGATAGATTATGCTTGGATACATAGGTGAAATAGTAGGAATAGTAACTGGCGTGGTATGCGCGGCTAGCATTATTTGCAGCCTAACCCCTACGCCAAAAGATGATGCGTTAATTGGTCGCTTGTATAAGATGCTTGAAATTTGCGCCATGAACATCGGCAAGGCCAAAGACTAAATCATGGCGCAGGAATATAGAAATGCGAACGGAGAAGAAGATGCAAGGTGTTACCTATCGTTAACGTAAAACAGGTTTACAAAGAAATATCTTCAGACGAGGGGAAAGTGCTTCATGCTTACCTGTGTAGTCAGTCGCATAAAACTGTGGGCATAGGCCACAAAGTGTTGGAAGCAGACGCTGAAAACGCCTTGCCGATTCACGGCACAAACGACGATGTGCCTGACGAAGAATGTATATCGGAAGCTCGGTGCTATGAGCTATTTCAAGAAGATGTCCAAATTGCGATTGATGGATGTGAGAAGATTTATGGCAACTGGGAAGAACTCTCGCAAGAAGTTCAACACATTTTAGTTAACATGTGTTTTCAGCTTGGGCAGGGGGGATTAAGTAAATTCAAGAATCTTAAAGTGGCTA